GCCATAAGATTCTTCTTTTTCAGTTTCTCTTACGTCTGTATATTTCATGTAGTCATACGCTGACGCAACGTGCGCTTCAGCTTTAGAAATATTATCTTGAACCCAAGCTTCAATTTCCATATCTTCTGTCATCATATTATATAGTTCCATAGCTTGAGTGGCAATTTTCTTTAGCTGAGACCTAGACATTCCACCCTCTCCACCTTCGCCAGACTGAGCCTTTTTCCAAGCTTCTGGGTCTGGCCTATCTGGATCGCCTTTTTTTGCTGGCTTATAGTTTTTCCCTTCTCGCTCTTTCTTTTTGCGAATATTTTCCCAAAGGCCGGGGCGATCAGCTGCCACATCCCATTCTACCACATCTTCACCAAAGTCAACATATTCTGCGTCAGCGGGAGCATAAAAATTATCTTCAGTAACTTCTTCTTCGTATCCATAGTCTTCAAAATATTTTTGAAAATCTGCTTGTGAAATCATATCTAAATCTTCAGAGGCTTTGCTTATGCAAACAGCTGCCCTTTGGTCCTGATCTTTGTATTCTTTTTTCATGGTTTCATCACCCATGCAGCGAGAGATGAAAGCTTTTCTTTCTTCGCCACTTTTTTTACTTGGTGTTGGCATTGTTGCTCCTTTGTTGTTTGTATGCTTCTAAAGTTGATACTGCCTTCTTTAATATTATTTTTACTCTTTGTTCTGGTATTCTTGTCTTGAAATAGTCAAAAATACTTTTAATCATTTCGTCTTCTGGGTCTTGCTTTATTTCTAACCATCCTATAAAATAATTCCAAATTCTATCCTCAATGTTGAGCGGGTATTTAACGCCGTTGGGTCTACCAAATCTGTGGTTCCACTCCAGAAATGGCAAACACATGTTTTTGCCACCATTAGCGCGGAACTTTTCTGCAATATAACCCTCTTCAGCGCCAAACCCTTTAAAAAATGGCAATATTTCTGGCCAGTTTGATTTCTCAAAAGAACACAAGCCCATGCCATTCATTTGAATTTCAAAAGGCTTTCCTGCTAAATATCTTTCTTTGTCGGTAGACCAAGTTCCATACATGTCTCCGCTCCACCCCGGCTTGAAGTGTGTGGATATATTTTGTAAATCATCGTAAAGCAATGGACCCTGAATTAAGTCCTTGCAGTTTGGATGGTCTTGATAATATTTTAATAATAAGTCTATAGCATTAGCCTTAAGTAGAACGTGGCAATCGATTATAAGTATGTATTTCCCGCTTGCGTATTTTACTGTTTCGTATTTATTAAAACTGCTAATACTGCCTTGGGTTTTGGAGATGTACTTCCCCCTACCACGAAGAGCGCCAGAAAATAGTTTTTTACATTCTTTCCCGTGAGAGCTACTTGGGTTAGAATCTAGCAAAACAAATTCAACTGCGTCCGTATTACAAACTTTATGATACATCCTTAGAGCTTGCGTGGTGAAATACACGCCGTCGTAATCATCATATGTTGCCATGCATACGCTTAACAATTTATCCATTTTATTTCCCTTCATTTTTTATCCCGGAGCCTCATAAAAACCTATATCAAAGCCATCCCTTGTGCAATTTGCTAAGGTTTTTTCCATACCATGTTTTGCAAGGTGGCTCTCTATATACATACACATATTTTGATCTGTTCCCGGCCAGTTGTTTTTGCAAAAATGGCAGAGTTTTGTGCATTTCCAATTGCTTCTATCGCTAGAAATAGGCTTCGGGGCGTCATTTTTCTGGATTTCCTGAAATCTATCTTTAAGCATTGCTAGAAAATTCTTTTGGTCAGACTTGTCAAAACACATCGAAAATGGGCCACCGTCTTTAATGAAGAATATCGACATAATAGCTTGCTTGTATTCAGGGAAAAGCTTGGATATGGCGTAGTTGTACAATAAAAGCTGGGGATCTGAGCATAGTTTTTCATATGTCTTTTCCTCTCCCGTAGCCCAGTCTAGCCGTCTTCCAGTTTTCCAGTCTATTACTTCTATTGTTTCGTCGTCAACCTTCGTGACTAAATCTATCGTGCCTTTAATAGCCAGTTGTCCCTTAACCATTTTTCCGTCTGGCATCTTGTATTCAAACTTGGCCCAGTCTTCTTCGATTGGTATATCAAAATGAGGTTCTGGCTCAAGAACATCGCGTTGTCTGGGGTCAAATTGCCCAGAGTTGTATTTTAATGTTTTCCATATTAAGTTGTGGCACATGTGTTTGTCGGACATGTCCCAAGAATGTACCGATGATCCGGTGTAAAATTTAAAACTTGCATCTAAAAGCTCGTCAATTAATTCTTCTGACATTAAATCTGAGCGCTTGCACTTGACTTCTTTTAGAGCGTCGTCTTTTATCTTGAGATATTTAACCCTACCGCTGGCGTCTTGGTCTGCTTTTTTTAGCCCAGCCAAGCACTCCATCACCTTATGAACAATAGTTCCCAGTTCAGCTTTTTTGCCACTTACAGACTGATGCCCTAATACATATGTTATAAAGTACTGCATTTGACAGTAAGCATAGTTGTTGTAGCTTGATGATCTTACGTATGTAATTAGCATTAATTTCTCCAGATATGATTCATGAGTAGTGTCTTTTCTTGTAATTCTGATATGTTATATCCCTGATTGTCAATAATGTAGTCAAAGATATCCCAGTCAAAAACGTCTTTATTCAACGCTGACTCACATGAATGAGTACTGTGCTTTGTGTCTCTGGTAAGCCTGATGACAAAACCTCCAGCGTCCTTGATTGCGTGAACTTCGTTTGGAAATCTTACATCTGGTATTACAGCTATTACAGACTGCTCTTCTTCAATAGTTTTCATAGTTCTGTCTAGCCATACTGTGTCTTTAATTTCTCTCATAACATTTGTTCCGAAATGCTGCAAAAACTCTCTTGCTGTCATTCCATATTTTGTATAGGTATTTTTATCTTCGTCGGTTCCGTAAGCCTGCTTAGGCTCAAAATCAAAAAGGTCTACACAAATCATTTTCAGGTAATCTGCAAAGTGATGTATCTTGATGTATGGCCAAATGTTATATTCAGCGTAAGAAACAAAATCATCATCCCGCCTGAGCAAATCTAATATCCCCCAGCCACTAACATTGTTTTTATTAGTAGTTAAGATATTTAATTGGCCATTGTCGTCTATTCTGTAGTCTTGAACCATGCCCAAGCTCTTTAAGACATCTCCGTTAATAATGTTTGCGACAGTATTTTTACCAGACTGCTTTCGTCCAGATATTCCTATAATTTTTGTCATTAGAAAGTTCCTTTGTTTGTAAGCAAAATGTTTTCTTTGATTTCTTTCGCGCTCATATCGCCAACATCTTTTTTATTTAGTTTTGGAAATGTGAGTTTGTACATTCTTCCAAGCTGTCTCTGTATCTGTATTCTCGCCTCGTTGCCCGCTTGGTCGTTATCCATTAATACTATTATGTGCGTTACTGCTAACTTTCGCAACTTTTCTTCTTGTTGTTCTGATAACGTCTTGCCAAAAATGCTTACGGCATTAATTACTCCAGCTTCATACATTTTCCAAACATCTCCCTGACCTTCCAGTAGATAAATGCACGATGTTCTGCTGGCACATTCTTTTGCTCTGTGATAATTATAAAGATAATGCCTTTTCTCAAAACCTTTCGGATACAATAAGAACTTTGGTATTCTATATTCTTTTGTTGCTCTTCCTATATATCCAACTATTTTGCTACCTATGTCGTTATGAATTGGTATAACGGAACGCTCTTTCATTTCTCCGTTTTCTAAGCAGTCTCCAACATTGAAGTATTTTAATGTCTTTTTATTAAACCCTCTTGCCCAAAAATATTCTGATGGAACACATACCTCAAAACGATCTGATATGTCTTGCTCTTCTGGCGACTTATTCTCGATTCGAAAATTCTTTATTATGCTATGAAAATCTTCTAGCGGGTCTTCATCTTCTGTGGCTGTTGCTTCTGATTGCCTGCCATACGTTTTAATTTTAAAGTTTGAAGATATCCAAGACATTACATCTTTGAATCCCACTTCTTTACCGGCCTGTAATGATAATGCACCCTGTATTAATCCAAATACATCATTTTTATATTCATGCTGACAATCTCTTGTCCAGCACTTCCAAATGCCTTTGTCTACAGCAAATGAAAATGCTCTTGGGTTATCGCTATTTTCATGAACTGGACATGTAGAGTATATATTGTCTGCAAAAGCTTCGTATTCAACACCAAGCTTAGTCAGCACATTCTCTATGTCCTTATTAAGCTTCTTCTTGATTTGAGTCAGACTCATCTAGTTTAATATCCTTTATTTTATCTTCGTCTATCAGTCCAGTGTCTCCAATTGGTTGATTTTTAAACTCGTTTCTGGTCTTAAGCTCTATTAATTTTGCGTGTGATCCTACCATATTCATATTAATATAGTCACCATCGTCTAGCCCAGCACCGTGTCGAGATACAATTGGTACAAGCTTTCTGTTTCCAGCATTTGGGCCGTCTTCTGCTAATTCTTCTGGAGACTTTGCCTTAAAAATACTGAACGAAGTACATAGCCAAATTAATCTATCTGATCCGCTCACTGCGTCAGTGCTTTCTTTGGTGATTCCATCTCTATTTAATTGCACGAAGGATAGACAAGGTATGTCTAGCTTAACGCATAAATTATGTAGAGAGGTAATCTGGAATCCTAATGCTTGATATTCCTGAATATTGTTTGTAATAGACGAGGATGACATCAGCTTTAGATAATCATATATGATGAGGCATTCGTTTGTTTTTCCGCTCTCGTCTGTTTTGACTTCTTGTACTATCCATCGCTTGATTAAATTCAAAATGCCCTCAAACGGCTTGCCAGCAACGCTAATGTAACTATATGGCACACTGTTAAGCTTTTCTACACTCTCGTTTACTTTAGTTAGTTTCTCTTCATCGTCAACGAATTTACCGGTTGCTATTTCATTAATTGTAACGCCACTAATATTTGCTAACAGTCGGTTTAAATGATCCTCTTTGGACATTTCTGTATCTAGTACCAGAACGGGAATACCTAATGAAGATACATTAAGGGCAACATTATCAGCGAACACTGATTTACCAACTTTGGGTCTTGCAGATACAAGGTCAACGCATTTTCGTCTAAGACCACCCCCAATGGCTTCGTCATATCTAGAGAATCCCGTGGGTATACCAATGATATCACACTTATTTTCTGATAAGAACTGGACATAATCTTCTACCCCTTCGCCAATCTTCTCTGGGTTTTCGCCACCGTCATCCTCCCTAAGAAAATCTGTCACCGGATTTTCAAGCTTACCAATAATTTCATCTATACTTTCGTCGCCCTTAACGCTATCCATATCGTTATGGATTTTCATGGTGAGCTTCTTGATCTTTCTTGCAAACTCAAACTTCTTAATCTGTGCAGCAAACTTGATAATATTATCTTTGTTTACTGGGAAGTCTAAAAGAGACTTGATATATTTAAGCTCTTGCTTAGTATTGATTGTCTCAATCAGTTTTAGTTTTTCCGCAGAAGATAATATTGAGGCAATGTCTACAGATTTTTCTTCCAAGATGATATCTTCAAGACATTTGTATATAGCTTGATTGTTAATATTAACAAAGCTGTCTGATGATATAAAGTCAGAAATGACTACGTAGGCATCTATGCCATACTGCATTAAGCCAGCTAGAACTGCTCTTTCAGCCCCTACATCAAATAGTTTTTCTTGTGTCAAAACATTACCCTATACATGAATCACAGCGATAATACTCACCATAAACTAAGCTTGATCTTACATTGTTTGTCTTTCCGCACACATGACATTTGACACTCTTAGTTTTGGGCTTGGCCCTATTTCTAGGGGTGATAGAAGCGTTTGGAGTTTCAATGTGTCTGTCTTCCCCGGTGTCTTTCCAAGTGTTGGCGCTT